ACTTCTGCTTTTGAGCGCCAGAATAAGGCACTTGCTGAATCTAGTAGTAAGATCAATATTCAATTAAATGCGATTTCCCAACTTTATAAGGGTAACAAAGATATTGTTCAGGTAGTAAATGATGCGAAAGATGGCACCATTAGCATGAATGAGGCAGTTAAACGTTTTAACGATCTGCGCATAAGTAAGGATATTTATAACGCATTTAAAGATAATACTTCAGAGTTTGAAAAAAATGCTAAGGCAGCTAAAACCACTAAAGATTCTCTTAAAATACTTAATATTGAAGTAGAACTTTCAGGAAATAAGGCTCAGACGGCAGCAACTGGCATTGACGAAAACACTAAGGCTTTAATTGGAAATGAAAGTGCAGCTCAAAAGGCGGCTAAAGCTCAGAAAGGTTATTTTGATAGTCTTCGCAATGAAGTGCTGAAATCTAATGAGGAGTTGGCCTTATTAAATCTTGGTTATAGTGAAGAAACAGTTAAGAAAATACTCGAGTTACAAAAAGCCAAGCAAGCTGTTGCTCCTGCTGGCACAACAGCGATCATTTCAAAAGAAGAGATGGATCAGGTTGCAAAAGCTCAAAAAGCTCTCGATGTACTCAAAGATAAGAAGGATGAATTAACTGCAGCTGAGCGTAAGCATACAAGTGAACTTGCAAAGCAAGAAAAAATCACAAAACGATTAGTAGGCATTTCTGGCCAATCAGGTATTGGCACAGGCCCTCATCTTGATATTCGTTATGGTGGTTCAATGTCTGGGCAGAAGGTTTCTAATGAACATCTGGCCCGATTGCAGGCAGGTGGAAAGCCACTATCCAATTATAAGATCAGTTCCAATTATGGTCCACGGAAAGCCCCTACAAAAGGGGCTTCTTCATTCCATAAGGGTATTGATTTTTCAATGCCAGAAGGCACGCCAATTACGACTAATGTTGCGGTGAAGGACATTAAGACCCATTACGATAGTAAAGGTGGCGGTTATGTTAGTGAGGTGATATTTGAGGATGGTGTATCCCTAAAACTTCTTCACCAATCACCAAGCATGCAAAGCAAGGTTAAAGGTGGGGCAAGTAAAGGAAGTGATAAAGCTTCAGGTGATATTCAATCGCAACTTGATCGTCAGCAGGACCTTCAGCGGTCATTAGAAAATGAAGTGGCCACCGAAGTAGAGCGAATTAACAATAACAGAAAGACGAGGTTAGAGGAGGTCGACAAAGCAGGCTTTACACCTGAACGTACAGCCGAAATCAAGGCAGAATTAAATCGCCGTGCTGATAATGATATTGATATAGCCAAACAAGCAATTCGAAGCAAGCTTGAGGACTATAAGGAGTTCCAGAAAACCGAAGCCGACCTGCTTAAAGAAAATTTTGATCGCAGGAAATTTAATGCGGCTCATGATATTGAATTAAGTAAGTCTGAACAGAAACAGGCAGTGGAATTGCTTGAACAACAATATCAGCAAGAAAACGCCCTGATGAAGTTGGCCCAAGAACAACGCTTATTTCAAGCACGTTTATCTCTGCTTTCAGAAACTCAAGCCATGCAGGAGCGCTATAGACTTGAAAGGGAAGAAATCCTTAAGAATTCCAAACTTTCAATTGAAGAGCGTCAAAAACTAATCGCGTTGTCTAAAGCAACACAGGACAAAGAGACACGCGACAAAGTTAATAACGCTGTTCAAAACTGGGGCGGTATTCAAGCTGATATGAATGGTACCAGTGAGTTCTATAGACAGGATCAGGAAAGGTTTAGCCGCTTGGGTGCTGCAAATGACTTAGCTGATAGCCAATATGCAGCGGCTGATTTAGATGAACAAAACGGTCTGGATGGCTTGAATGCACAAATGGATGCTGGACTAATTCAGCAACAAGACTTTGAAAACCAGAAAACTGCAATCATTCAAGCTGCTCAAGAACAGCGTAGTCAATTTTACAATGATTATGCTCAGAACGTTAAGGACGTTGAAGACAAATATCAACAGGATCGATTGAACGCTCAGATTGCTCTTGGTGGGCAAATGATGGGTTCAGTCACATCGATGTTTGGTTCAATGTTTGGCGAACAATCCAAAGCCTACAAGCTTATGTTTGCCGCGGATAAGGCTTATGCGATCGCTGCGGCTGGTCTTGCCATTCAACAAAACATTGCAGCAGCTGCAAAAGTTGGTTTTCCTTACAACTTGCCTTTAATTGCTGGAGCGGTTGCGCAGGGTGCTAGCATTATTGCGAATATCCGGGCAATTAAAGATCAAGGCTTTGCTGATGGTGGCTACACTGGAGCAGGTGGAAAATATGATCCTGCTGGCATCGTCCATAAAGGCGAGGTGGTCTGGTCACAGGATGACATTCGCCGTTGGGGTGGTGTTGGTTTGGTTGAGAATATGCGTAAGAGCTCAGGCCCTGAATCATTTATCAATAACCATGCTCAAAACAACACTTCTACAGAGAATGTCTTTAATCGTTCATTCTTAAGCTCAAAAGCATTCAGTGATAGTCAAAATATCTCGAATATCTTTAATCAACCTACTCGAGAGAATCAGATTGTTACTAAAGGCTTTGCTAATGGGGGGTATACAGGGAATGGTAAGAAGTATGATGTAGCTGGTGCTGTGCATAGAAATGAGATTGTCTGGTCTCAGGATGATATTAGAAATTGGGGCGGTGTTGAGAAAGTTGAGCAGATGAGAAGGGCCAAAAGTCCAGATTCATTTATTTCCAACTATGCTCAAAATAACACCTCTTTTGAAAGTGTCATGAACCGGGCTAACCAGAGTTCACGAGCATTTAATCAAAATAGAGATATATCGAACATCTTTAATCAGCCTTATCAAGATGATCAGATTATCTATAAAGGTAATGCAAGTTCTACCAATCCAACTACTTCGGCAAACTCAGATCTATACCATGACGGAAAAGTCTACTTCTCTTCAAATGGTTTAGTTCAGGATCGTTCAAATCTGGATGATGTGCAGGACTTTACCTTGGGGCAATCTCCACGTCCACAGGCTGAGATTATACCTTCTTTTGAGCAATTTTCTCCAACTATCAATTTTAAGATTGAAGTCGTGAATCAGGTAAGTGGAGCAACAGTTGAAGCTGAACAACTGGATCAAAAAACTGTGCGGATTATCGTGAAAGAGGAGCTTGATAAACGACTTCCAAGAGAGGTACCGAAATTAGTAAGTGAGGACATTAAAAATCCAAACTCTCTAATTAGTCGTTCCTTGACTGAGAATACGACCGCAAGACGTAATCGATAGTTTTAGAAGTACACGTATAAGAGAGGATAATGTTAATGCTGTGTAACTAAAATCTTTTAAAGGTAAAGGTATAAGGAGAGAAGAGCTGTTGACAGCGCAAACACCCATGTACTTCTAAAACCTATTGACAGCCAATAATATTAAAGGACCACCTACGGGTGGTTTTTTTATGCCTATATGCGGAAAAACCGCATGAGGTAATACACATTGGAAATATTTAAACTTCCATAAAAGCAAAAACCCCAGTGCGCCAACACTGAGGTTTTCAATTCAACTCAACCGATCAAAGCTAAGAGGTGAAACAACATATGACTGATTATATCATAGCAATTACAGGATTGATTAAAATGACATCAAGTTTATCTATATGGTCGTCAATATTTTATTTACTTGCAATAATTCTATGCATTCTTTCATGGAAATTACCTGAAATAATTAAAGCTGTTAGGAAAGATAAAGATGATGATTGATAAATAGTTTTTATCTTTTGATACCGCCCTCGGGCGGTTTTTTATTGCCTGAAGGAAAGTTATGTACAAGTTAAAGCTAAATCCTCAAACAAATGGCTATGGCGTAACACCGGGTGATGATGTAAAGCGTCAGCAGATGGACGGAGGGCGAGGACGCTATTACATCGATGTAAAACGTAATAGCCACATTGTCGATGTGAACTGGAATTTAAGTAAAACCGATTTCAATAAAATGATGGCATTTTGGCGACTCTACCAGAACAAGCCAGCATCATTTTATGCGGATCTGGTAATTGACCAGGGAACACGCCAGCAATATCAATGCAACTTTATTCCGAACTCATTCAAAACTAATGAAGTGAATGGAAATCTTTACCGGGTAACTGCTCAACTAGAAGTTATTCAGAACCAGTCTAATGCAACTGCTGATCAGGCCCTTATTAGTGATTGGGTGGTGTAATGGATAACGAATACGCTAAGTTCTTTCTCAATCGTAAAGTCGATATCTATCAACTGGAATGTATTGAGTTATCACACCCATCTTTTCTAAACACTTATCGCGTTGTTCGCAATGATGATAGGGGTGTCTATGTACAGCACAAAGAAGGGTCAGGCCAGTTCTACTATGAATATTTACCTTTAACGATTCAAAGATCCGGAATGTTAGGTGATCTGGACCAGACTTTAACTGTCTCAGTTTCAGGCCTTGGCGATATATTGCCAGATGAGTTTGAGCGAGTGCTAGAAGGCCAATATGCAGATGTGAAGCCTACTGTCAATTACCGTCTTTATAGTTCAGACAACCTGAATACACCAATCCATTATTTGCTTGGCCTTCAACTTGCAGGTGTTTCAATGAACCATA